CAAGTTAACCAATGAGGCATACGACAGATTAAAATCATCTTTTAATCGTGCTTTTGGAGGCAGTCAAAATGCTGGAGGCACTGCTATTTTAGAAGAAGGCATGGACTTTCAGAAAGTAGGACTTAATCCTGCCGATGCAGCATTTAACGAAACTAAGAAGGCTACCATTGCTGACATCGCTCGTATAACAGGTGTACCAGGTGTTTTATTAGAAGATATGGATAAGGCAACATTTAGCAACATGGAGCAGTTGAGCCAAATGTTTGTTAATTACACAATTATGCCATTATGCGAAACTATTGAGGCAGAGTTTAATAGAAAAATATTTTTTGAGGCAGAAAAGTACACTTATTGTACACGTTTTAATCTTGATGGATTACTCCGTGGAGATGTGGCTGCGAGATCTTCTTATTACACTACGATGCGTAATGTGTTAGCTATGTCACCTAATGAAATTAGAATTAAGGAAAATATGAATCCTTATCCAGGTGGAGATAGTTATGAATTGCCTTTAGCTTCTAATATAAAAATAGAACCTACTACAGATGCCGTACAGTAATTATCCTCAATCAGCAACTAATGCCGCAAAGAAAGCATTGCAGCATAAAGAAGATAATGGTAGCCAGTGTGGTACAAGTGTAGGCTGGACAAGGGCAAGGCAGTTAAGCGGAAGAGAGGCATTAAGTGACGATGAAGTGATAAGGACATATAGTTTTTTAAGTAGAGCCAAGGTATATGACCAAGGTAAATATTTTGATGATAACGATAACGAAATATGCGGTTCAATCATGTATGACGCTTGGGGTGGTTCAACAATGTTGCCCTGGGCAGAAAGAACAGCTAATAAAATAATGGACGAAAGGTCAAAAGAAGAAACAATGGAAAAGAGAAGTATAAATTATGAGTTTAGGGCTATGCCAGAATCTCGCACTATCGTAGGCACTGCTACCGTGTTTAATTCTGCCTATGATATGGGATGGTATGATGAAGAGATGAGCCAAGATGTATTCACTAACTCCGACATGAGCGATGTAGTGGCATTGTTTAATCATGATGCTAATATGGTTTTGGCAAGGACTAAATCCGGTACTTTAAAATTAAACTTAACTGGTAATGCTTTAGAATATTCATTTGAGGCACCAAACACTACTTTAGGTAATGATCTTTTAGAGATGGTTAAACGTGGTGATGTTTATCAATCATCATTTGCTTTTAGTGTTGAGGCTGAGGACTGGGAGGAAAGAGCAGGTATGAAACCAAAAAGAATAATTAAAGGCATTAAGAAAGTATATGATGTTTCACCGGTAACATATCCAGCAAATCCAGACACAATGGTTGCAAAGCGCAGCTATGAGCAGATAGCAGGAAAGTTAGATGAAGAATTACAAAGCGTTATTGACATATCAGTAAAATCTGAAATTAATATACAGAACGAATTACGCAGGAATGCCCTGCACTTATTAAATTTAAAAACAAAATAATGACTGCAAAGGAATTAAGAGAAAAGCGGGCTTCCGATTACGCAATAATGGAAGACCTACAAAAAAGAGCCGCAGCCGAAGGTAGATTAATGTCTGCTGACGAATCCGCACAATGGGATAAAGCGGATGGTTCTTTTAAAAGTTATACAGACCAAATTTCACGTTTAGAAAGATGGAATGAAATCAACTCCGAGTCAAGAGGAGTTAGTGTTATTGAAGACACACTTGCTGCATTGCCAACTGACAAAAGAGAGATTGTAAAGTCTCCAGAGTACCACTCTGCATTCATGAAGGCTATTGCAAAGAGAGAGTTGAACAACACAGAGCGCGGATTACTCCGTGAAATGCGTGGTACTGCAACGATTACTACTGCGGAGAGTGGCTTGGCAGGTGGTTATGTTATTCCTTACCAATTCTCAAACGAGTTGGAAAGAACAATGGCTTACTACGGACCAATGTTACAAGTTAGCCGTATTATAACTACTCCGCAAGCAGGCACTTTGTATTGGCCAAAGGTAAACGATACAGGAACAAGTGCTAACTGGCATACAGAGGCAGCGTCAGTAACTGTTCAAGACATGACCTTTACAAGAGAAACATTTGCAGCTCACGTTTGTAACACATTGGTAAAAGTATCTGTTGAATGGGCAAATGACGAGTTTGGTCTATTGAATAGTGAATTGCCAATCATGTTAGGTGAGCGTTTAGGTAGAGCATTGAACACTGCATTTACAACTGGTGATGGTTCTGGTAAACCAACAGGATTCAGAGATGTTGCACCTTCCGGTGTAGAATCTGCAACTACTGGCGCGTTTACTGCTGGCAATTTAATTGACCTTGTTCACTCTGTGGACATTGCGTATAGAAATAGCCCATCGGCTGCGTTCATGATGCATGACCAGATTTTAAGTGCGGTTAGAAAGTTAAACTATGATACTGCAAATAATCCATTATTCCAACCATCATTGAGAGAAGGTACACCTGATAGATTATTGGGCTACAATTTCTTTGTGAACAATGATTTACCATCTGCACAGGCTGCTGATGCGAAGATTATTTTCTTTGGAGATTGGAGTAAGTATATAATCCGTGCTGTTGCAAACAATGTGCTTGTACCATTGCGTGAGCGTTTCATGGATGAGATGGAAATAGGTTTCTTAATGTATGCAAGGTATGATGGCAAATTGCTTAATACGGCTGCAATTAAGCACCTAAAGAATCTGTAATTTCATTAGGGATCTAATCTGGAGGACTTGAAATATAGTCCTCCATTTTAAAATATAATCAAATGGCTTGGAAAGTAACTACTGCACCTGTTAATGAACCTTGGACTCTTGCCGAGGTTAAAAGCTATTTAAAGATTGATGATTCTAACGAGGATTCAATGTTAAATACTTTAATAAAAGGTGCAAGGATGGTGGCAGAAAGTTATCTTAACCAAGCATTAATTACACAAACAATAACGGAGAAGTTTGATAGGTTATCTAATCCAACTATTTACCTTAGTGTATCTCCAGTTATTGCCGTTACTAATTTCCAGTATGCAGACAGCCAAAATACTACGCAAACCTTTGCAGCGACAGAATATGTCGTTGACACATTTAGTAAACCAGCACGGCTCTCTCTTGCTTACGGGAAAACATGGCCTACACTTTACGGAAATATAAATGATGTAACGATTACTTACACGGCTGGATACGACACAGAAAGTAGTGGTGTGCCATTTCAAATAAGACAAGCTATTCTTTTAATGGTAGCTGATACCTACGAGAATAGACAAGATTACGTTAGGAAATTACCTACTGCATCTCAATATTTACTTGACCAATATCGCGTTCAATATTTCTAATGAAGTATAACAAAAATGAAATTATTGGTCGAATGCGTGACAGGATAACTATCCAAAATGTCACACGTTCAAAATCAGACACAGGCTATGCTTCCGAGTCATGGGCAGATTTAACTACCGTTTGGGCGAATGCCGAAAGCAAGTTACCTCCATCCAATGAAACGGTAATAGATGGTAAGAATACTGCTAAAAATATTAGCGACTTTACTATAAGATATACGACAGGCATTGATGAAGAAAGTCGTATTATTTGGAATGAGAAGTTATATCAAGTAAGGAATATAAAGGTAAGTCACGATAGAAGATTTATAAGTTTTCAAGGTGAGTTCTACGACTCATACATACTTACCGGTGTTTCCGTTGCTGCCATTCTTACAGCCAATGCCAGTGTATCATCTAATATTAAAGTGATACACAATGTCCTTGCTGCAATGAATGCCATAGCAACGACAAACGCTGAATTAACAGTTACTCAACAAGGTCAAGTCTTGGTGGAGGCTTCTCTCTCCGCATCTGGCAATCTTTCTGCTGATGCTACAAAAGTGATACCAATTAATAGCGATGTTACGGCAAATGGCACTTTAGCTGCTGCAGTAACTAAAGCTATAAATATAGATAGTACAATAAATGCAAATGCTACTTTAGTAAGCGATGCTTTAGTGAGTAAAACTTTATTAAGTACATTAAATGCAAATGCTACGACATCGGCTGATGTTGATGTAGTAACGCAAGGCTCTGTTAGTGTAGATGCATCTTTAACAGGATTAGGCACTGTTGCTGCTGAAATTAAGCGCACAGTTACATTAGAAAGTAGTTCAAGCACAAGCGCAACGACAGAATTAAACGCTACACTTACCAAAGTAATTGAGGCAAGTGCAACGGCTACGGCTAACACACAAAGTACAGCACAGTTAACCATACCAGTAAACGCAGCTGCAAATGCTACGGCTAACACATCGGCAGATGCTACATTATCCTATACAGTCAATGCCGAGTTAAATGCAACGGCACAAACAACGCTTGACGCACAGATAACAAGGATTATCTCTGCAGAAATGACTGCAACTGCACAGACAACGGTTGAGGCAGGCATCGGTGTTACGTTTGTTTCTTCATTAATGGCTTATGGTTCTGTTACTAATGCAAGTATTTTAAGAACGGCAACTCTTGAAAGTTCTTTAACTGCCAATGGCACAACTGCTGCAACAATAACTACGGTTGACAATGTATCGGCAAGTATAACGGGAACGGCAACGGTGACGAGTGCGACGTTAGATGTAGCTGCGCCTACTGTATCGGTCGAATACCTTGTTATTGCTGGTGGTGGTTCGGGTGGTGGTGGTGGTACTGTTGCTCATGCTGGTGGTGGTGGTGGTGCTGGTGGTTATAGATGTTCAGTTGTAGGAGAAAATAGTGGTGGGAATACATCTGCTGAATCTAAATTAACATTAACAAAAGGTACAACTTATACTATTACAGTAGGTGGTGGTGGTTCTGTTCCAGCACAAAATGTAGAAGGTAATAGTGGTACTGCAAGTTCTATAAGTACATTAGTGACCACAGTTGGCGGTGGTGGTGGTGGTAAAGGTAATTCTGGAGTAGCTAAAACAGGAGGTTCTGGTGGTGGTGGTGGATTTGGCACTAATGGTGCAAATGGAACAACAAATGAAGGTAAAAAAGGAGGTAATTCTATTGATACTCTTCCTGATACTAATTATAGAAATGGAGCTGGTGGTGGTGGTGCTGGTGCTGATGCTCAAAATGTTGTTAATACTGCAAGTGTTGCAACTGCTGGAGGAGCGGGCATAAGTTCTTCAATTACTGGTTCAAGCGTACCAAGAGCTGGAGGCGGTGGCGGTGGTGCTGGAAGGATTGGTAGTAGTTCATTATCTGGCGGTGCAGGTGGAAATGGAGGCGGTGGTGCTGGTGGAGATTCATCAGGGTCGCCAACAAATGGTGGAGATGGTACTGATAATAGAGGTGCTGGTGGTGGTGGTGCTGCCAAAACAATGTCTGGTGGTAAAGGAGGTTCTGGAGTTGTAATAATATCTGCTGGTATTGCCGCAGTATCAACAACTGGTTCACCGAGTAACCCAAGTTTAGGTGTTTATATATTTAATGGCGATGGTTCAATTACATTTTAAAGAATAAATATATGGCACACTTTGCAAAACTTGATGTAAATAATTATGTAATTGGTGTTCACGTTGTTGTGAATGAGGTTATTACTATAAATGGTATTGAAAGTGAACAAGTTGGAATAGATTTTTTAACCAATTTGCACGATTATAATTTATGGAAACAAACATCTTATAACGGCAACTTTCGCAAAAACTATGCTGGCATTGGCTACTATTACGATAGCATTAGGGATGCTTTTATTCCTCCTAAACCTTTTCCCTCATGGACATTGAACGAGCAAAGTTGCCTTTGGCAATCACCTATACCATATCCAAATGATGGTAAAGAGTACACATGGAATGAGGAAACAGGCAACTGGGAAGAAATAAACCTAACACAATGAAAATAGCCATTTTTACTAACATCAACTCTCCAGCTACCGACTTTTACCGAACAGTTGGCTGCTATGCCTACATGGGGCATGATATAAGATACCTTGCCATTGAATCGGCAAAGTGGTTTGATTTAATGGATGTTGATGTTGTAGTGGCTAAATCTCCTAATGGCATGGCATACTTTGAAATGCTAAGAGAGTGCAAGAGAATGGGTAAGAAGATTATTATTGACCATGACGATAATCTACACGAAACAACAAGGACTAATCCGGCACACGCTGGACTAAGCCATGAGGCAATGCGTAAAACGGTGGAGGATTGCTTCGGCTTTGCTGACCACATTATTTATTCTACCGATGCCTTGCAAAAATACTATATGCCTTATCATGAAGGCATTGCAAGCACAGTTATAAATAATGGATGGAATCCAATTATTCAGCCATTTATGCCAGTGCCTAAGATAGAAGATAAGATAAGATTTATTTGGCGCGGTTCTATGCACCACTTGGATGACATAGGCAGTATAGCAAGTTATATAAATGAGTTATCGGAAGATGAGAGCTGTGATGTTGCCATGCTTGGCATACAGGATTTTATCATGGCTCACTTGTTTCCAAAGGTAAAAACAAAGGAATGGAATAGTTCTTTGTTTGGCTACTTTGAAACATTAAACAATAGCCAATGCCATTACGGTTTATTTCCGTTACTCAAAAACGATTTCAACTTTGCAAAGAGTAATATATTTGCCATTGAAATGTTAGTCGCTGGCGGTGTAACGATTGCACCAAAGGGAATACCAGAGTACAATATACCAGGTGTGATAAAGTATGAGGACTTTGGCGATGTTATGGAGGCAGTAAAAAACAAGGATTTTGACAGAGAGGCAATAGTGAAGGAGGGAAGGGAGTATTTGAACGATGTGCTTAGAGTGGACAAGACAAACAAAAAGAGAGAACTAATTTTAAATAATTTAAACTAATAAACTATGGCGGCTTTTTCAGATTATTTGGAAGACCAAATAACAGCATGGATTGCAGGAACAACTTTTGCAACTGCTCCAACGGCAACTTTTGTGCAGTTGTATAATGGTAATCCGACAGACACAGGCTCTGGTGGTACTCCTATTGTAATTGCAACTGCGGCAAGAACATCTATTGCGAGTGGCACAGGGTCATGGACAAGAGGTACAGGGGGAAATGGTACAATTACAAATGCATCTGCTTTTACTATTACAACAAGTGCAACAGCTACGGCATCTGCTACTTACGTTACAGTTTGGGACGCATCTGCATCTGGTAATTTACTTTTCTTTGGTCTATTAACATCTGCAAAAACTATTGCAGTAGGTGATGAGGTTAAGTTTAACTCATCTGCATTAACCTTAACAGTTGCCTAAATATTAGGAGAATGCTTAGGTGTTCTCCTAATTAATATTTTACCATGACTTACATTACGCAGAGCCAAATATCAAGGTTAAGAAGAGCAAGCGCAACAGGTGCTAAAAGAAGAGGCTTGTTTGCTAATGGTTTGGCAGAATGTGTGCTTGAATTAGATGACATCTTATCAAAGATAACAGTTGATAAAAGAATGGATGTAATCAATGCCGCAATGCCTGCTGCGATAAATATATATAAGTCGCTTATTCCTGTGTCTAAAAAAGAACACAAAATAAGTACGTTTTCTAAAGGTGTAGGTAAGGCAGATGGCAATGGTAATTATAGGTATATAGTTAAACCTGGCAATCTACAAAGGTCTGTAAAAGGATTAAGCCAATTACTAAAAAAATACAAGTGGAATAATGGAGCAATAGGGCCTCATTACATTCCACAGCCAGTAGGTTCTACTTTAAACAGTGAACAAAAATACGATGGCTTTTACGCTCACATGGTTTATGGCTCTGCCAAAGCATGGAGGCAAAAGATAGTCTTAAAAGCAAAAACTATGTCTGCATCTGTTGTTTATCCAAAGATGATAGCAGAGGCAAAGGAAGTAGTTATGATGTACCCTAAAAAGTTTTGGGAATGATAGGAAAGGTAATTTACGGAAGGTTAAGCGCAGAGCCAACAGTCATAGCGATTGTAGGGCAAAAGATTTATCCAGACTTAACTCCGCAAGACGTGCAATATCCTTTCTGTGTTTACACCATAGTTAATTCTACTCCCGTTGATTACAAGGATGGACAAAGTAACTTGGAGGAAGTGCAATTTCAAGTTGACTGCTATACGCAAAGTTACGATAGCACACAAGAGCTTGCAAACAACATAAGAAATAGCCTTGATAGGTTTACGGGAACAGTGAACGGTATAAGTGTACAAACGATAAAATATATGTCAAGCGATTCACAGGTTTACAATCCTACGCTAAATGTATATTGGATGTCAGTTGATTTTATGGCAAGAATGAAACGATAATTATGAAACTAAGATTAATAAAAACTTGGAACGGAAAGCCAGTCGGAGCAACAGGAGTTTTCCTTTCCGACTTTGGAGCTCAACTTGTTGCCGATGGCATTGCGGAGCATCTTGATGATGACTTTGTTGTAGAGCAGATGCCAGAGAAACAAGTGCAAGAGGCACCTCAACCTATTTATATTCCAGTGCCAATGCCTATGGATTATTTCCAGGATGAGAATGAATTGGAAAAAATTGATGTTAATATAGATTTGTCAAAAGCTAAAAAATAATAAAATGGCAACAACTGGAATAATTAACGGTACGTTGATGAGGTTATACAAAGATAGCACTGCTATTGGTTATGCTACATCCTGCCAAATGAACATCTCCGCAGC